CCATTTTAGAATTGCAGCATGAAAAACAACTAAGGCCAGCATAATAGCTGGCCTTTGTTGTTTTAGTTTGTTACCCAGTACAGTAATTGATCGATACGGTTCGGGGTCTGTTGGTACAACTTGCTGTTTTTCAGTTCTGCAATCGCAGTTGCATAATTTCGGTTCTTTAATGCTGTAAGATGTTTCAGGAACTTAGAGTAACCAGCTTTACCCAACTGGAATACGAGAATAGAAACTAATGCATTCCAACGTTCCGGTAAATCCAGATTGAATGAATCAGCATCACGTTTCGCTTTCTGGTAATCGACCAGGAGTAATTGATCGGCTTGCTGTTCTGTAATTCCGTTCACGAACTTACTACGTTCACTTTGTTTAACCAGATGACCGTACCCGATGGTTTCAAAACCTTCTGAATCTTTATAGATATGGAACATACCATTTCTGAAGTACTTCATTTTGGTCTGGTATTGTTTGGTTCCTTCAAGTTGTTTCAATAGTGCCAGAACTTCTGTTTCGATGCTCATTTTGATGTTTCCTCATAAATATGTGTATGAACTTATTTATCAAGGAAGGTAAAAAATGGCGTCAAATGACGAACAAGATATGAAATGGGCAATGTGGTACAGAGATGAAGATTTCATCCCAGAAGAAACAGCGTGTTTCGTCTACATAATTCAGTTTCCTAACAGCGGTGAATTCTATATCGGCCAGAAACGAGTATGGAAGTCAGTTAAAAATATCTCAGAGATTAAATGTACGTCTAAACAGTCAAACTGGAACGATTACACCAGTTCAAGTAAATCAGTGAATGAGCTTATCGAAGCGGGTGAACCGTATAAAAAAAGTATTCTGGCGTGTTATCCAACATATGCCGAAGCCTTACATGCTGAATCGGCACTTATTTGTATGTTGTGTTCTCAGTGGGGCAGTTTGAATAAAGCACTGATGGCGAAATTCAAATTCACAGCAGGAATGGATAAGGAGCACATGCAGAAGATTCGAGAGTTATTGGAGGACTTAACATGATTGAGTTAATCAAAGGTTTGATCAGTAAAATGACAGGTGATGCTATCCCTTCACAGGAAGCTCATAGCAAGGAGATCGTTACAGGTAAGAGGCGAACTACGGGTAAGTCTAAAGACACGTCCTGGAAGCATTACATCGCGTATGTGTTCGTTTTTTTGATTGTGTACAACTACGTGATCATTCCGTTGGTAATGGTGGTGTTCGGTGTATGGTTGCCACCTGTAGTACTGGACGATGTGATCAAAATGCTAGTACTGATTTTGAGCGGGGTTTAA